CGTGCGCAGCTGGCGCACGTAGTCCAGCAGCAGAGAGGCATGCGTGGCCGTAACCGTGGTGCGGTCGATCTTGATGAAGTCGCGCGCCATGCGCTCGCCTCCCGTACGTTCGTTGTTGGGGTGTTTGTTGTTGGTGTGCGTCAGGCGGCGCGGCGCACCGGCATCGACGGCCCGGCGGACATGCCCAGACGCAGCGCAGGCCGGAACACGGGTGCGAACACGGGAGCCCAGACCTGCGAACGGCCCGGCAGCGCCATCGCGGCCACGCCGCCACTGCGCTTGGTCCTCGGCTGGCCGGTCGGCCCGCCGGCCGCGGCAGCCTTTATCTCGGCGGCAACGCCGCCTCGGCTGAAAATACCTGTGAGGTTATCGGCCCAGGTCACCGTGGTGCTGGTGGAGCCGGTGCGCTCCTCCACTTCGTTGACGATGTCGGCGCTCGCGCCGGTGTAGATTTCCGTCCAGCCGGTGCCTGGCGTGGTGTAAGTGGACGGGCTGTCCGAGGTGGAGGCCGCCACCACGTAGCTGTCGGAGGCCGGCGCCGACGTGAGGGAGTTGCTGAACCCGCCTGACACGGTGCCTGGCTCGCCGATGCCGGCCAATGCGCCGATCGGCGAGCCGGTGTTGTAGCCGGTGAAGTCGATGACCTGCAGGATCACCTGATCGATGCCGGTGGCGCCGCCAGTAACCGTCATGGGGGCGGCGGTCCCGACCGGCGCAGTCCAAATCGCCATGTAATACAGGCCGGCCCACTTGACCGGGATTTGCTCAGTCCAGGTCAGCGAGCCGCCGCTGACGACTGGCGTGATGCCGGCGATGCCGCCCTGGATGTCCAGGCAGGACAGAACTGCCACCAGCAGCGAGTTGTTGTTGGGCGTGAAGGAGCCCGTCGTCACCGACGAGCCGAAGTTATTGACATTGGCGCGCGAGGTGCGGACGAGGGCCATTCAATCGCCTCACGCGGCATCCGGGAGACCGACGTCGAAGGCGTTGAGCGTGAACACGTTGCCGCTGGTGACGGCCTGGGAGGCCTGCAGCGGGCCCGCCGCAAGCAGGCGGCTGTTGACGGTATCGCTCAGCGCCCAGTGGGTGGCCGTGCCGGTGGCGGTCACGGAGCCGTTGGTGATGGCCGATACCGCGGTCTTGCGGCCGTTGGGCGTACGGTCGGCAGGCGCGCTCAGCGTCGGGTTGACCTTGAGTCCCAGCGTCAGCGTGGAGGTCGCCTGCGCGTAGCTCGTTGGCTCCGCCGAGCAGATGTCCAGGCGGTTGACCTCGGTCTGCAGCAGGCTCAGCGCAGCGTCGTAGGCGCGGTCGGCAATGAGTGCCATGTAGCCACAATCCTGGGTGCGAGTCTGTTACGGCGTCACGGTCACAGCGTCACGGGTCACGGCATCACGGAGACGGTGACGGACGTGGCAAACGCAGCCGCATCTTCGGCCGGCACAACGTCTGCGGTCGGGCTCGACAGCGTGACCTGCTCAACGCCCGCCACGTGCAGGGCCGCGAACAGAGCGGAGATGCGCACGGGCAGGCCGATCAGATGCCGGCTGGCCACGTAGTTTTTGGCGTTGTCTTCAGACGCCTTGCGCACCACCTCCGGGTCCGGACCCTCCGCCACGACGAGCGAAGCCGTCACGACGTAGTTCACGATGGTCGGCGCGCGCACCGTCAGCATGTCGGTGAGCGGCTTGATGTCGGACTCCAGCAGTCGCGCCCGCACTCTCTCAAGCAGGTCGTTGCCTGGCGTGCCGTCGCCGGAGCCGATCAGCGGCAGGACGTGCACCTGACCTGGCGCCGGTGCCAGGACCTGCACGTCCTTGATGGTGCCGTCGACCGTCAACGCATGGAAGCGGTAGGCCCCCTCCGGACCGGCCGCGGCGAATGCCTCGGGCGCCAGCTGCATGCGCCGGCGCAGCGCCGCATCAGTCTCCAGCACGGCCGGCGCGTCGTCGGTCGCCGGCGTCACGACCAGACGCTGGACGCCATAGTACGCGGCGAGCTGATCGAGATCGGACCCCAGTGCGAGGGCGGCCATCACCGCCTGCGCGGCGTCGTTGATGCGCGACCGGACGAGGAGCTCGCGGAAGGAGCCCGCTTCCTCGATCTTCTTCGCCGGGTCCGACTCCAGGGTCTCAACGTCATAGGCGACGTTGAGTGTCGCCATGCGGGCGACCATGTCGTCGATCCACGTGGCGAGGATCGTCTCGAAGTCGAGCGCCTCGACGACCGACGGCGGTGGCAAACCGGTCAGGTCGATGTCGACGAAGCGGGACATGGGCTCAATCTCGGGCTCAATCTCGCCGCGGCGCGCGGGCGCTTACTGGAAGGTCGGCCGGACCGTGACGGTGACCTTGCGCAGGTGCCCGTCGGGGATGTAGATGCCGGCGATGTCGATGACGAGCTGGCCCGGCGAGGCGCCGACGATGTCGACCTTGGACAGCATGAAGCGCGGCTCCCAGCGCGACAGCGCCTGGGCGATCAGCAGCGTTGCCTCGGCGACGATGGCGTAGTTCTGCGGCTTGTCGAGCAGGTCGAGGAGGCGAGCCCCGTAGTCCCGCCGCATGACGCGCGTGCCGATCGGCGTCGTCAGGATGTCGATGATCGACTGGCGGACGTGCTGCCAGCCGTCGAGCGCGCCGCCAGCGTCCCTGTTGATGCCGGCCATGCTGGCCTGCTCAATCCGACTGGTCGCCGGCCGGATCGGGCCGGGAGATCGGGCCGCTCAGCGCGGAGGCGGAGATCGGAACGCTCGCCGCCAGGCTGGTCGTCATGCCGACGCGGCGCCGCTGGCGCTGCGAGGCCGGGGGCGGCGGATTGACGACGCGCGCGGGATGGCTCGCAGGTGTGGGAGCGACGCTCGCCGGCCTGACCGCTGCGATGTCGTTGCCGGCGGCGTCGACCTCGACCAGGATCGCCGGCATATAGGCTGCGGCCTGGATCTCATAAAGCTCGGCGACCTTGCCGGTGGGCCAGAAGCTGCCCATCACCCAGCCGCCCTTGGAGCGGTAGCGCTTGCGCTTGTGAGCCATGTGTGTGCCTGAAGGTGTCCTGAGAGCTGGTGCGGGTGCCGGTTACGAGCCGGCCGCCTTCGATGACTGGTGCTCGAAGACGGGTGTTCGAGACCACCCGCATAAGGCGACAAAAAAGGATCAGCCGACGGTCGGCTGGCCGAAGGCAACGGTCGGCGCGATGCCGACCGGGAAGATCGAGCCCGCCGGCGGCGTCAGGCGCTGGGCGAGCGCCGCATCGCGGCTTGCAAAGTGCGTCGCCGCCGCGGCATCGATGGTGGCGAACAGCGCCGCGTCATCGGTGTCGAAGGCAACGCCGTCGACCATGACCTGGGCGTTTTCGAAGCCCGGAACGAGGCGCGCCACGTACACCAGCTGCATGTCGAGATAGCGCGACAGCAGGCTCACGATGCGCGTCAGCACGTTGAGGACTGCGCCCTCCGGCTGCGGCTCGACGGAAGCGTTCTCGCTCACGGCCTGCACCACCCAGCCGTGCGCCGGATTGGCAAGCGAGCTCGTGAGCGCGCCGATCAGCGTGGGACTGGCAACGGCCATGAGGGCTATGACGGGTCAGTCGGCGAAGGTGTCTGGCGAGCCGTCGACGATGGTGGCACCGCAGGCCGTCTTGTCGCCGACGCGGGCGGCCTTGCGGCCTTCGAGGTCGAGGCGCGGCGAACCCGTGACGATCGGATTGGGCCCGTGCAGCGCGCAGGCATAGGTGTCGCCGACGCGGGCGGCCTTGCGGCCGTTCCAGGAGACGGTGGACGACCCGGTGGCGATCTTGCCGCCGTGCGATCCGGGATCGCCGACACGCGCAAGCTTCGGCATTTGGATGAGATCGCCCTGGGTCAGCTTGAGTGGTCAGCTCACCGGCGTATCGGGATCGACGGTGGGTGCCGGCGCGGGAGCCGGCGTCGAGCCGCCGCCGGGATTGAACAGGATCTTCGGCGCCTTGATGGTGGTGGCGTCCGAGGTCTGCTCCAGATAGCTGTCGTCGCCGAGGTTGCGCCTGTAGACGCCGGGGCGGCTGTCGTTCTTCGGCTTCTCCTGGGTGAACCCGCCGGGCATTACCCAGGACAGCAGCGAAAGATCGCCGCCGGGCGAGATCATCACCACCTGCTCGCCGACCGCGGGCGGGTCCCATTCCTTCTGCGAGCCGGCGCGCATCGCCCAGCGCAGATCGCCCGCAACCACGTCGTTGCCCTTGTCATCGAGGGCGAAGGCGACCTTCACGGTGCCGTCCTTGCCGTTGATCTCGGTGACGCGCGCCAGGCGGATCAGGTTGCCGAGGCGCCGCTTGAGCTCGGCGATTTCCCCCGTCAGTGCAACAATCTGCTCGACGATGTCCTCAAGCACCGCGCTCATGTCGCGCTGGCCGCCGAGCGCATCGTCGAGCGTGTAGGCTGGCATCGGCATTGGGCGTCACGGCTCTGGATATGCGGGCTGGCCGAAGGGATCGGTGCTCGGGTCGATATAGAGCGTGTTGGGCGCCGGCGGCCAGGGCGGCAGGTCGATCAGGTTGCCGGCGCCGTCGTTGACCGGATACTGGCTCTCGGCGATCTCCAGCAGGTTGTCGCCGAAGGCGACCTCCTGATGCCACATGATGGAGCCGATCGCATAGCCCTGGTCGGTCGACTGGATGTCCCAGAGGTTCTCGATGTCGGTCACGAGCGCCGGCGAGGCCGGGCCGAAGTCCCAGCGGTTGCCATCGATGTAGAGCGCCAGCGTGTGCAGGCGATCGAGCAGGACATCCTCGGGCTCCTGGGCCGCGCGGCCGGCCGCGACCACGTGCGCGACCAGCGCCCACGGGCCCACGATCTGGCCGAGGTGATTGCGCTCGATGCCGCGTGCCGAGCCGATCCAGGCGATGTGGATCGAAGGCGTCCACTCGATGACGCGCTCCAGCCACTGCTCGTCGACGCGGCGCGGCGCGGGCTTCACCTCGCGGAACGGGCGGTTGAGGATCTGGTTCTGGACATCGACGACGATGTCAGCCTTCATCTTGGCGATGACGGCGTCGCGAAACACGCGGAAGGACATGAGATCACCCGCGCAGCGCCGTTCCGATGAAGGCGAACGCGATGCGCTGCAGCTCGCTGAGGTCCTGGCTGTTCACGCCCATGAACGGCCGCGCCACCATCTTCCTGGTGCCGCCCTGGTGATACCTGCCATAGAAGACGTTGGTGCCGATCGACGCCGTC